ATTGGCGCCGACGATGTTGGCGACTAGGGTATTGAGCACACCCAGCGCCAAGTCATAGTTTTGCTCCAAGTGCCGCGCGGTTTGGCGCAGCGTGGCGCCTGCGCGGAGCACCGCAGTGTTGCCGCTGCCGGTTTCCCTTCGCCCTTTACGCAGGCGGTCTGGCTTCGCTGCTTCGTAGTAGGCCAGCACCTGGCGAGCATGCGCGCGGCGCACAGCAGTTGTAGGGCTTGCCCACGAAACAAGTCGGTCAACGATGTTTGATTTCGCAGCCATGGCAATCAGTCAGAAAAGTCTGCGAGCTGGTAGCGCGGGTAAACGCTGCCTGCGGTACTGCCAGAGGCCACCGCGCCATGAATGACTTGCCGCGCCTGCAATAGTTCAGAGACGCTGCGCAGCGTGACCATCTTCCCATCGGCAGTGCGGACAGTCAGCTCTCCGCTGGCGATGGCGGAGTCAATCGCCGATAGGTCTTGGGTTGTGAATGCCATGCCCGATAGCATGGGACAAGCGGTACGAAAACTACGCGCCAGTTTTTCGCGTTAGCTCGCCTAAATCGACACCATGGCAGAGGGCACTGCGCTATCTGGGATTTCGGAAATGCTGGATATGCTTTTCGCGCTGCCGCCGTCAAAAACAAACCACTTCGCATCCGCGCCGCCAAGCCCGTCATTCGAGATGTTGACGTGCAGCACAAGTGCGCCGGTCAATGGGTCTTTTGCTGACTCGATAGAGACATTCGTGTCCCCGTTCTCTTGCTTTAGACTAAACATATCGCCAAGTTCTGCCGTGTAATACAGCGCGGAACCGAATGACCCTTCGCCGCCGACAAATGCGTCGTCTTCGTTGTAGCCGCGAATGTAGGTGAAATAATCGCCTTTGTCTTCGCTCCATCGCCTGTTGGGGTCTAGTTTTCCAAAGACAGGGCGCTCATAAATTTCAGCGCCATTGTGCCAAACCACCAATCGCGCCTCGTTATCTTCCGCCCTATCTCCTGGGGTTTCCGTGTATGTAGAATTGTGTATTCCTAATAGTGGCTTTATATCTTCTGTAAAGTTTGAGGTAAACCCATCAGATATTATGCTGTGCATCTCAAGGTACACCACAACGCCAAACTGCCTATCAAGGAAACGCACGTATCTAATCATAGCGTCAGATGACAGACTGCAAGTACGATCTGTGATGTTCAATGATTCCCATTCTTCTTCAATAGTAGACCCATTTTTCGTATATGTTAGCGAACCTGAATCAGTTCCTGAGTCAGTAATATCTACGTCAGACAATTTAAGAGTGAAGCCATTCACTACTACGCTACAAACCTCTGATAGGCTGTGCGATTCATCAGCCGTCGTTGTAGCGTTGTCTCCATATACAGCCCCACCCGTACCTGTGTTATTAAGCTCGCCAGTACGCGACTGCACAACATGCCATCTATCCTGCCCAACGCTGCCATCTGCTTTCAGGTACATTCCTGCAACGGCATCATTTTGCAATATCCCGCGCTGTATTTCTGCATCCAGCGTGCGAATCCACTCTTTGTGCGTGGTATTCCCGTAGCGCGTCGAATCAACTTGTACCGCATACCTATTTTTTGAGGCGAAATATAGGTCGTTGCCTGGGTTCTCTGGGCTACCAGACGGGTATTCGACCGTTATTTCTGTTTCAAGAACTGGCGTCGGGGTGATCGCTGACGTAGGGATTGCTATTTGCACAAAACTTGCTTCTTTTGCCACATAATTACCAATGTATGCAAAATAGGTAGGCGTGCTCTCGGTTTCTATTCCAGCGACAAGCATCTTCGCCCCGTCAGCAGAAACTCCGACTAACTTACCTGTGATTTCTTGAGGCGTGGCATCAATTTCAAACGCTTTTGCTTTTTCTGCAAGTTTGTAAGAACGCAGCGCGCGCAGCTTTTTTGGCGACGGCGCTACATACAGCCTGACGGTAGACCCACCCTGCCCCACCTGGGCGATATAAGGGGCGCCGTCAAACTCCCCACCGAAAGTGAGGCTGATATTTCCGTCACGCTTATTCGTGACAGAGAATCCGTTGTATTTGAGTCCGTCGCCGCTACCGCCCGTGCTTACTGCGTACTGACCAGCACTAGAGCTAGACCACGGGTAACGCCCTCCAGTAAGCGTCTTCTCAGGCTTCGCGCGCCAATTCCCAGTCGGCTCCATATACTTTCCGGATGGCGTAAGAACAACATGGGCCGTTCCTTCAGCCCCGGCGTATGTGATTCCAATGCCTGACCCGCAAGGCTTTGGGTTGTCAAAAAACCCTATGACCTTCGGCTTTGTCCAGTCCTGAGACTCAAACTGCACCACGCACACGTCGCCGATATTGAACGCGGCAGAGTTGCACGACATATATTCGACTGGCACCTTTTCCAGCGTGTCGGTCTTATTGATTTTGAGTTTCTGCGCGGACGAAACATCGGCCTCTGATAGCGTGACATCAGCGGTATCCTTCGCATAATCAATGTCTGTAATAGTCCCGGCGCGGAATGTCGGCTTGAATTTTTGCCAGCCGGGCAAGATGGCGGCGTTGAAAAACACCTGCGCGCCAGACTGCACTTCACGCGCCATCATCACACCGTCCGCGTCGGTCGGCTTCCTCGCTTCTGGCGCAATCAGCGTGTGCTTCGATTCGCCCGGAATTTCAATCGTCGCCACGTCCCCGGTACCATCTTGAGTGAGGTCTGCGCACCAGACATCCTTCGTGTCTTCGAGCACCAGATTTGTCCAGTACACCTTGTCTTTTTTCAGTTGCGCCTGCTCTGTCTGCAGAATTTCCAGCGCAGCCGTCAAGGCCCCCGTCTTTCCCTTTTCTTTATTGAGTGCAGTACCCGCCTGGGCGTAGGCTTTCAGCGCCTTGTCCACGGCGTCCTGCACGCGCGGGACGGCATTCGCCGCAACGATGAATGACGCAATAGCAGATGACACAGCCGCGCGCTTTGACGTTTCGATGATTTTCTGTGCATCAAGTTTGCTTTCAGCCTCGGCAATCTGCGGCCCGAGCTTTGTCAGCCTGTCATTTATGCGCTTTACCTTTGCATCGCGCGCGGCCTTTCCGTAGTCAAGTTTTACGGAATACTTGCCGTCGTCGCCGCCGCTCAGGATGGTCGCTTTGCCCATTAAGCGCGCTCTCCGACGTCCATATAGCTGTCGCCGCCAGAGGGTGCGTAGTAGTTTATGTAGTCCACCACCAGCGGGGCGCCGTCGGCATAGGCGCGATGCCCGGGGCGCAGCAGCCAGTCCACGGCGCAGCGCACGCGAAGCCCACCCGCGCCACTGGATATAGATCGGATAGCAACCAGGGCGCGGTCGTAAGCATCAGGCGGGTTTTCGTCCGATACGAATGCGGGGCTATATCCGGATAGCGTGCAGGTGTGGCGATGCGGCCCCCGGTCAAATTGCGTTGCGCAAGGAGCGCGCGCCATCTCGTACTCAATCGCGCTGCCGTCTGGCAAGTCTGCGCGGCGGTAAATCACGAACTCCGTGGCGGTGTTGATTTGCGCAAGGTACGGCGTGCACGCGGGAACAACGCATTGAACGTAGTTGCTTGAGTCAGTTTGCAGCGTCGCCTGCCAGCTACTGATTGGCGCGCGCACGATGCCGTCAGGCGTTATCAAATCCATCACGTAGCGTGTCGCAGCGTCGCCCAAGACGCCGGTGAAGTCGTGCAGCGCACTGACTCGCGGCGCTCCAAGAATGGCGGGTACTGTGGCAAATGCAGATTGCCGCGCTTTCCCGTACACCAAAGCAGCGCCAAGCATCGTCGGGGCTGTCGCTACACCGGCAAACGGCACGCCTTCGCCAAAGCCAGATTCAAACCCCGCCGGGACGGAATAGGAAAATGCAGAGGCGCCAAAATTCGCGGTTGCGGATGCAAGGCCATACGAGCCGTCCATATCAAGCTGTGGGCGCCACACTTCGCCTTCGTCCGCGAACATGCTTGAGACGGTTCGCACGCTGGCGCCGTTGAGTGTAAAGACAAGCGTCCCGACATCAATGTCTAGCGCCATGCCGATTACGTCGCCAGGCGCTAATGTTCCAAGCTGCCAATCGCGCGCCAATCCTGCCTCTGATGCCCCATATGCATCAGCCCCTATTTTCAGGGAGGCTCCAGATGGGTAATCGTTGAGCGTTACCTCCCAGTACCATTTGCCTGCCGTGGCCGTGGCTACGGTTTTTACGGTGTTGTCGTAATACCCAGTGGTCGAATAAACAAGGTCGCCGCCGCTCAGGGCCGCGTTACTACCCTTGGCGGCAGCGTCCCAGGTAGTGGGCGTCCATGACATAAATTACCCCACAGTCGCAACGGCAACGGATACCGGCTCGCCCATGATGATCGTGAGCGTGTTGAGCACCAGTTTCCCGGAAATAGCTGCGCTGCCCTGCACGGCAGGAAGCGATAAGTGCACCAGCCCATCAGAGTCGCAGAACTCGCCATAGGCGGCACTCCCTCCGGCGTCAGCCGCTGTATCTGGGCCGGATACAGCAAATGTCAGGCGCCCTGTAAGTCCGTCCACTGTGCCGCACGGGTAGGACAGCGGCACCTGCGAAAGCAGCACGTCGGCGCTGTCTCTGATTTTGATTGACCCGCCGGATAGGCCTGCATCAATCAGGTCTTTGAATGAGGTATGCGCGGCCACCAGGGCGGCGACGGAATATGTTGAGGTTGCAGGTACTGCCATAGGTCAATCTCCGGTCTGTTTTTCCGCCACCAGCAGGGATAGCTGCGACTCTGCATTGGTTTTGATGTAGCGCTCGATTCCTGCCAGGAACACGCCGCGATCTGTCGATACGCGGATTTGCGCGTACAGCTCTGCCAGGCGCCGCACGGCATCCTCTTTGTCGCTCTCCATGGTCTTCCAGCGCAGCGTAATCGTCATGTCCGCGTTGGAATAGCCGAAGTCGTTGAATGCCGCGCCACCGTCCAAGGTTGCGATTCGGTTCATTCTCCGGCGCGATTCCCCGTGGGGGTCATCCCCCGCCATAAGGTCTAGGTGCAGCGCCCCATAAGGGTCGAACGTGATGGTTGAAAGATGCACGCGCATGTCAAGTCCCAAGCAACATTTTCAGGCCGTCCGCGTTGACTTTCACCTGGATAGTTTGGAGGATTTCCCACATAAAAGCCTCAAGGTGCGGCTTCAAGCCGTCGCCGGTTATCTTGATGAGCCCCTCACCGTTGTTCAGTGCATTCGTCTGCGCTTCCATGGATTTGATCTGCGCGGTTGTCATCTTTTCTTGCAAATCGAATGCTTTGTCGCGGAACTTGTTTTCTTTGTCTATTTGCTTCTCGATTGCCCTGATAGCAGACCAATCCATAGACCCGTAGTCTTTGTAAAGACCAAAAAGCGAACTGAGCACTTCGCCGGTGCTTTTTATGGATACGCTGATGCTGTCGAATGCTGCCACCGTCTTCTTGGCGTCCGCGTCAATACTGGCCGTCATGAGCGCTGTCTGTTGTTCGATGAGTTTGAGCTTTTCCTCAAACTTCATCTTTGCAACTTCCTCATTCCACTTGCGCTGCGCTGCTTCGGCTTTTTCTGTTTCCTTGGTGATTTTTGCTAGGCTGCTGCCCGCGTTGTCGGCGGCGCCTCCGAGTTTTACCGTACCGTCGGCAGACTTGACAAGCTGTTGCTCGTAGCCGGTGATCGCGCCCGTGATAGCGTCAAAAATCGGGACGGTCTTGTACGCATAGGTATTGACCTTGTCCTGTGCGTCGGCCAGCTTATCTACTCCGCCTGCGGCTTTCTCGCTGGCCGCGAAGTTGTCCAGCATGGCCTGATTTGCAGCTTCAAATGGGTTTACTGATTTTCCCGCCGCATCTCCAGCATCGCCGATTGCTTCGCCTGCCAGCTTGTAGCTGTTCGTCGATTTGTCAAACACAACTACGCCGTCTTTTTGCAGCCTAATCATGTCGTCAAGTGACTTGACGCCTAGCCCAGTGCTGGCCGTGAACTTCTCCATTGCCACGGCTGCTTGCTCATTGATGCTCTTACCCTGCTCTTGCGACTCTTTGAGCTTTCCGTTTGCGGCGTACCAGTCGTTCAGCGCCTTGACCAGATCCACAATCTTTCCGCTTGCCCAATAGGCCGCGATAGCTACCCCTGCGGCTTGCAGCGCCAGCGTGAATCCGGGCAGCGAAGTCACCAGAGTCTGCACGCCACCAAGCAAGCTAAGCCCCTGCTTGGCGACAAGCAATCCAACAAGCGTTTCTAGCCATGGAATCAACCCAGAAATACCGCCAAGCAATAAATTGAACTGCGTGACAACCCCGCCGATATTTCCTGCTAGCTCGAAAAAGTCAGGCCCAAGGCCGTCTACCTTTCCGCCAATTTCAACAAGTTTGTCAAACAGCGGTTTGAAGCTATCCACCACGCCAGCGGTGAACTTTGACAGTCCCAAGAACGCAGCACCGGCCAATTCAATTGCGCGCGTGAGGCCATCGACCGTGGTGATGTCTATTCCGCTGAACAACCTCCCGAATGCCGACACCACCGCGTCTATGCCGTTTTTGAACCCGCTAAGGTCTGCGCCCTCAAGTGCTGCTGGCAGGTTCGTCGCTACGGTGTCCAGGGTCTTTTGAAGGTCTTGGAATAGCCCCTCTATATATTCGACCATGCTGCCAAGTGCGCCATCTTTCACACTAGCGCCTAGCGTCTCGAAAATCTTGGCGATGGCCTTGGCTACCCCACCGAACTCATCCAGCATGGGCGTGCCAATCTGCACCAGCATGGTCGTGAAGGCGTTTCCAACCCGCTGTGATGCGACGTCAATCCCGTCTGTCATCTTCTTGAATGCACCTTCAACCGACCCAGCAGAGTCGCCCATTGAGACAAGCGCGGCCTTAAAGTTATCCGCCTGCGGCCCGGTCAATGTCAAGACGCTGCTCAGTGCGTTGACGCGGCCAAACAAGATAGACATCTTGTCTGCGCTTCCACCGGTGGCATTTTTCACATCTTCAATGACGCCGCTAAATCCCTTGGTCTTGAGAGCCGTAATATCAAACTGGATGCCAAGCTCTGCCGCAAGGTCTGCAGCCTCCTTGGATGGCTTGATGATGTTGCTGATTGCGGCCTGAATGCCGTCGATTGCTTGCGACGGTTGCACACCGGCTGCGGTCAGAGTGGCAATTGCCGCCCCGACCTCTTTCATGCTGATTCCGGCTGTAGCGGCAAGCGGTGTGACGTTGGCCAGGCTGGCAGCCAAGTCCTTCATCTCAATTTTGCCGTCTTTGATGATCTGGAAAAACTGGTCTGCCAGAACGCCAGCGTCCGCTGTTTTCATGCCGTAAGCATTGAGCGTGCTGACCAGCGTTTCCGTGGTGCTTGTAAGGTCGGCACGTGTGGCGACTGCCAGTTTTTCAGCTACCCCCAATAACTCAATCGAGTCCTTGTAATCCACCCCTGCGCCGATGGCGCCTGAGAGCGCGCTGGTGATGTCCGACAGCGGCTTCGCGCTACTGGAAGCGTAGCTAAGAATCGCCTGTTTGAAGCTCTCGATGTCCTGCTCTGACGCTTCAAACAGCGTGGTGATTTGCCGAAATGCAGTATCAAAATCCCCGGCGGTCTTGACGGCAAAGACCGTCATTGCCGCGCCTGCGGCAAGTAACCCGGCTTCCAGCTTTGCCGCGCCAATGGTGAAGTCGGCAATGGGGGCCGTGATGCCTTGCAGTGACCCGGTGAACTTTTGCGCGTTGTCCAGTGCGGCCTGGGTGGCGGCGCCGGTCCTGTCAATGCCGTTGAATATCAGGTCAATTGTTGCTTGCGCGCTCGCTGCCACAGTGCACCGCCTTTAGTTTTGTTTCTGCCGCTTTTCGCGCTCTTCGTACCATCTCCCCCAAAGGGCCGTTTCCGCGTCGGTTAGCCGGCATTCCGGGAATGCGTCAGGCCGCACTTCGAACAGAAACCTCCCGCGCTCTGAGCACAGGGCCATCGCGGCCCTTATTGCGGGGTCTTGCCAGAGCGCTTCGACTTTCCCGGCTCTGCCCCTTGCCCGGTCAATGTCAAGATGACATTGCTCAGTTGATAAAACACGGTCGGGAACATCTCGGCCAGCTTTACTGCTACATCGCGGTTATCGGTGCCAAGCTGCGGCGCGACGGACCCAGCGGCCAGCATCTCTATGCGCCTGCTGATGTCGCCGGGGACGTCTTCGCTACTAAGCCCCATGGCCTTACGGATTGCGTCGGCTTTGTCGCCCTCCCCCGCCATCGCCGCCACCATTGCGCGCACGTTGTCCAGGCCGCTCTCTGCCGCCAGATTGGCGCGCGCAAGCTCGGCAGCGGTCAGGCCGCGCACCGTCCAAGACGCGGCGCCGCCCTTTGGGAACCAGTCAACAAGCGCCGGGACTTCGACGTCTTGCTGTCTGGGTTGCAGGGCCGCTTGCAGGAACTTCTGGATGTCCAGCATGGGGCTTTACGCGCGCACGTCCACAGACTCGGTGCGCGGCGTTACGGTGCACGATGCCGAGAAGTTGCCGCCCCCGGCGGGAAAAGTCCGAGAGACACCGAAGATGCCTTGTGTGAGTTGCTTGGGGACGCTCTTATCTCGGTCAGGCTTAAACTCGAGCCAAATCTCTTTCCCCTTCTGTGCAATCACGGCGTCGGTGATACCGTCGCGCATCACAGCCGTGAAGCTGGCCTGACCAAGGCTGGAGCTTGCCGAGCCGACTGGGCCGTCGTAGGTGCTGGTGCTGTTGATCGAGTACGTCGATTCAGCGGGCACCCAGTCCGACGTGTTGGGGATGGCAGAAAACAGCGGTGTAGCGCCTTTGATATAGACATTTTTCGGCAATGATCCGGTGTGGATCGGTGGCAGCGCGCCTGCAAAGGTCACTTCGCCTGTCGCGTAGTCGAGGGCGTACACAGGCGAGTCACTGCGCTCAGTGTGCAGTCCTGGCACGGCGTAGATTTGACCTGCCGACAACACGGCAGAGCCGCTGGTGACGGTGCGCACCTGGGCAATCTCGATAGAGCCGACCGGGATGAACGGGGGCCCACCAGCAGCGCCGCGCGTCTCTGAAAATGCGGCGGTGCTGCCGTCAGTCCCGGCCACAGCAGCAAGGGCTCCGGTCGAGTCCACAGTAATCGAGTTGACCTTGGACACGTTGCCAGCGGCGCGCGTGATGGTAAGAGGGCCTGCGGCGACCGATACCATGCCAGTCGCGTCAGCGCCAACAGCAGCGGCCATGCTTGCAGTCAGTGCTGCCACGGCCACTTTGTTTGCATCCGTGTGCGGCGTCACAGCGCCACCGGTCAACAGGCCGTAAGGCGCCACAACAGCTTCGGAGCCTGCGGCATTGCTGACAGGGCTAAAAGAGGCCGCGAACACAGCAGAGTCGCCGCTGTCTGTCATGGCTTCAAAGGGATAAGGCGTTTGGCCTGCCTCGTAACGGATGATGGGTGCGCCCATGGTTCTCTCCTGTAAAAATCAATCTATGGTGTCCGGCTGGCCGCGTAGGTGCCGATACCGAACCCGAAAAAGAGCGGTTGCAAAAACCAGCTTCCCGGCCTCCGCGAAGATGCCGCCGCCCATGTAGTCCACTCCAGTCGCAAGCCCGTCGAATGTTTCATCCGCGTGCATTTGCGTGATGATTTGCGCCAGTGCAATATGTGCCTGTTTGCGCATGGCGTTTCTGTCCGTGCTTGCAGAGACTTCGACCCTGCCAACATTAACGGGCATCACGATGGAGGTGTAGTCGTAGCTGGCAGCGGCTTCGTCTTGCTCATCACTGACAAGCGTCATTGGCAGGTCGCGCTCATCCTCTGGCACTTCCAGGCCGTATTTGCCGGAGGTTGCCGTGAGGATTTTTGCAATCAGTTGCTCGCGTACTGAGGTGCTCATGGCGATATCTCAGGTGGCGGGTTCTGCTTGCGCAGGATGTAGCGCATGGCGTCAATCACCTGCGCTTGATATTCAGCGCGCGCCATCGGCATAACGTCCGCGCGCACGGTATTGAACACTTGCGAGAGCGACGGGCCGTGCAGCACGTCAATTTTTTTAGTGCCTGGAATGCTCTCTGCAATCGCTACGGTTTGGCGATTGTTCAGCAGCGTGTAGAAGATGTTCCCGCCGTGCTTGCCGACAACCTTTTTCCGCACGCCGCCAGCTTTGACGTTGACAAAGATTCCGTTTTTTGGCGTTAGCGGGGCCTTGAACCAACTTACTTTTTCCCCGGAAATAGTCGAATCGGTCGAGAAACGCGAGAGCATGATGCCGCGCGACGGCGTGGTAATCCTGCCGTCCAGGCTTGCCCTAGTGGCCTTCTTGATTGTGAGGTTGTCGCGCACGTAGGACGCGCTCAGACGAACCTGCGTGCGGATCGCCGAGCTTGAGGCAGTGCGCACCTTGGGCGTTGTTTTGTTGATAGCGATGCGCAGCGCGTCGGCAGTGTTTCCACCGACGAACTCAAACAGACTCAAGGCTTCCTTGACCTGCTCTCTATCGACTTCGAGGTTGTAGCTGGCGCTCATGCTGCAAACACCCGGTTCTCGAATTCGTCGGCGGCTTGCAGGCCATCGACCACAAGCACTTTGCCGGACGCGAGTATGAACTTGTCGCCGCGCCGTGGTGCATCTGGCATCTCCGTCAATCGCACAGCCACAACAGCGGTGCGAATGCCGACCTTTGCCACGTCGCCATAGGCCGTCAAATCCCGCTCGACCACAACCGTGCACGGCGTCGCAACAGCGGCCTTGTCCGTGTGTGTGGCTGCTTCGCCGAAACTCGCGTAAACGCGGTCCAGCATGCGGCCAATGGCGGGATTCAACGTGCCCATGGCGCCGGGTTAGGTTGCGGCTGGCAGGTAGGCGCCAAGCTTGATCTGTACGGTCAAAAGGCCCGCCGTAGCAGCAACTGCTTTGGTGCAAATGCCGACTGACGTTTGCAACGTGTCGGTTTTGTTGACGCATTTGTTAGCTGCATCCCAAAACACCCGGTCGCCGACAGCGATTGCGAGCGCGTCGGTTTTGGCGATGGTCACAACGCCTTCGGTCACGAACGGGCTGGCGACGCCAGAGACTGCGTTCATCAGCGATACACCGAACAAGCCAGTTCCGAACATGTAGCCGACGCCAGCGGCAACGTCGGCGCCGGGCGCGAGGTTGAGGGTGTGTCCCTCTTGGATAAAGGTTTTCATGGTGATGTCCTCAGCGGTGGGGGGTTGAACGGTTACTGGCCGGCGTTGTACACAGCGCCGCGATAGTCCACCGCAGCGACGCCGTAGTCCAGGCGCACTTTGTAGCGAGCGCCGTCCACGTCGAAGCCGTCTTGGACTTCAAGGTACGGCTCTTGGTTGCCGTCCAAGAATGCGACTTCCAGCACCGGCGCTTCGGTCGGGTCGGCGAACAGGTAGCGGCGCGTGCCAGTCAGGCGCGGGGTGTCCACGATGTCGCGGAACAGGCCGTTGACGATGTTGGGCTTTTGCAGCTTGTTGGCGGTGTCGGGGTCGTACTGCGCATCGTTGATGCTGCGGGCGGTGCCGCCCAGGCCGATAGGGACCAGCAACACGGCAGGGCGCAGGTCGAGGTAATCGTTACCAGACACGTCCTTTTGTGATGCCATCGCTACGCGGTCGGCATCAATTGCGGACATAGTGATTGCGGCGCCTGAGAGAAGGTTGCCGTGGTCGGTATGGAACAGCGCTTTGCTGTCGCTCATGGTCGGGCCTGCGCCGCTGTTGAGCGCCAGCAAGGCGTACACGTCGACTTCAACCGTGCGGGCAGCGGCGCGGCCAAGCATGCCAGAGAGGCCAACAAAGGCGCCAAGGTCATCATTGATGATGGCTTGGCGGCTCAGATTGATGATGTTGCCCTTTGTGGTTGCCTGAATGTTGGCCTTTTCACCGTCGGGGATCGTCTTGTTTGTGAACTCACCCAGCTCATTGACAACATCCAAGGCGCCGAAACTACCGGTGCGGTAGCGGCTGTGAGCGCGGAAGTCCGACACACTGCCAACAGCGCAGAAGCGATTCCATGTCAGTGCAGCACGTCCGTAAGCGGCTTGCAGCGACTTGTGCATCGCGTTCTCGAGCAGTACGGGGAAATCGCTTGTGCCCTGCGTAAACGCAGCAGCGACCACTTCCATTTGGCTCATGCCGTCGGTCTTGACGCCAGCACGCTGCAGCGAGGCGCGGGCGAAGTCCAGCAGCTTGAGGCCACGGAACGGGTTGGAACTCATCGCGGCGCGAACCTTGGCGTCTTGCTCTACGCCAGCGCGTACCAGCAGCGCCTGCACCGATGCGGCGTTGCGCTTATCAGCTTCGTCTTCCACGGTCTGCACCGATGGATGCGATCCTTGTGGGTTGGCTGGGGTCGAATCCTTGCCGACTTCGGTCAACAATCGAGATTGAATGCTCTCGATGGTCAGCGATGGGTCGGCCAACACTTCGGTTTGCAGCGCGGCGATTTCGGCGCGGGCGGCAAAGGGTTTGAACATTGCAAGCACTTGGGCGTTGTCGTCCTTGGTGCGGGCGTAAGGAGCGGCGGTGGTAGCCGCTGCGGGCACGGTTGCGGGCATTGAAGCCTCCTGTGGAATGACAGCAGCGGAAGCCGTCGGTTGCGAAACTTGTGCGCCCTGAACGGGCGTGAAGCGGGAGAGGTCGAAACTTTTGGCGAGCGATGCAGCAACGGCGATCTCTTCGCCTACCGTGTCGGCAAAGCCTTCAGCGAGGGCTTCGTCTGCGAGGAACCAGTGGTCTTTTCCGTCGCTCAAAATTGCGAGCGCGTCTTCGTAGGTCTTGCCGGACTTGTCGGCGTAGGCGCTTGCCATGGCCTTTGCGTAGCGGTCGAGCACATCGGCCTGCTCGCGCAATTCCACAGCGTTACCGCCCGCAAACGACCAGGGGGCGTGAATCATCATCTGGGCGTTTTTCGCCATGGTGACGGTATCGCCAGCCATAGCGATGTAGCTGGCGCACGAGATAGCCACGCCGTCGATATGCACTGCCACCGGTGCGCGGTGGCGCTTCAGGGCGTTGTAGATTGCCAGCCCGTCAGGGACTGACCCGCCGTAGCTGTTGATTCGCAGCGTGATGGCGTCAACATCCAGCGCAGAGAGGTCGCGCACCAGGTCAGACGCGACTACTCCGTCTTCATTCCAGCGGTCGCCGATGTTGCCGTACACATGGATCTCGGCTGTTACGGTTTCGCTGTCTGCGGCCCTGGCAGCCGCTTTGATTTCGTACCATTTGCTGGGCATTGCTTCCCCTTCTGATGGAGAGCAATATGCAATGGGTGGCGCGAAATATTAGGGTTAGTTTTTCGCCTTGTGCACGTCTATCAAAATGCCAGTTTTTCCAGGACACCCATAATGACTAAACCAGCGGCCCTACTTCTTACGATTGTTTTGAGTTGCCCGGTCTTATCTGGCGCTCAGGTATTGCGATGCACAGACGGCGTAGGGAAAGTGCACTTCTCCGATAAGCCGTGCGAGCAAGGGCAACAAGGCCGCGAGGTGAAGATTTACAAAGATCCACCACCCATGGCGCCAGCGGCTACGCAAGCGCTGTCACCAGAGGCGCAAGCATATGAAAAAGAACGCCAACGCCGTCGTGAGCAAAGCAGAGAAAGCCAGCGCCGCATAGATGAATCATCGCAGGAAGTTCGCAAAATTCGCAGCGACAACCAGTCCCCGCGCAAGTGTGCAGAGGCTAGGTTTCGCATGGAGCAAATACAAAAGCGTGCCCCGCTTATGTATAAGTCAAACCCTGATTATTTCGAGTTTCAGCAGTCCGCCAGCCTATACTGCGGGAATTAGGCAGATGCCACAAGGCTGCGCCGCTTGCGCGCCAGGATCCCTTGCAACAGGCGTCGGCTGATAGCGAAACGCCGCATGATTTCGATGTGGTTGTCCCCCCGAAACATCAGCCACACGGCGGCATCACGCTCTGCGCGCACGTCCGACATCCTCACGACGCGGCTGGTCGAGCTCACAAGCGCGGTCATGTACGGCGACAGGTCAGCAGCCAGCGCCCTCGCCTCTTCGCGCGTGAGTCGCCTCCCCATGAGTCCGCCGCCGGGTCTGTCCATGGTGTAGTTTTGGAGAATGCAGGCCAATTCATGGCGCAGCACGGTGCCGTTGTCGTCAGTCTCTGCGGTCAAAGTTCCACCCCTCTGAGTTGTGATGTATTGGCACAGCGCGCGTTTGCACTGCCGCTTTTTCTGTGCGGCGCTCTTCGCTGGTAATCAGTTCGGTGTTTTCGTCGTCAAGACGGCGCGCCCAGCCGGGCGGTCTTGCCCAATCGAACTTGCCCATGGCGCCGCAGCCGAGCGCCTCACAAATCGCCAGCGCGTACACCCAGAGGTCTAGCGCCTCGTTGCGGGCGCGGTCGGATACCTTCTTCCACTTCCCGCTAGGCGTGCGCGTTTCTGCCCGCAGTTCGTCAAAATAGGCTTGAGGCGCCCACGTCGGCGCGTGGAAGTAACCCGGCCCCGGAACCTTGCGGCGGAGCGCGCCGGCCACGATGTCCTTGAAATAGTCGGTGCTGACAATCCAGACAGGCAGGTCGTGCATGACCTTTCCGTCTTTCGTGCGCCCGTGGCCTTTGAAGATTGGCCGCTCGTTTGCCGTCGATGTCTGTGACCCGCCTTTGACCAGCATTACGCGCGACGACAGCCCCGCTTTTCGTAAGCGCCGGAACCAGGCATAAGCCTGCGGGGATACCCCGTCTTCGCCGCCAGTATCTACCGCAGTCCTGAGTACGCGCAGTTCGCGCCCGGTGCTGGTCTTGTAGGTGGCGAGCACCACCTTTTGCGTAAGCAAGTCCCAGTCTTCTGAGTAGCTGGCCGGATCGACGCGCTCTTGCCGTCCTTCTCGCTCAGTTGCGAGGATCGGGAACCGGTCAACGAGCCACGACTCAAGCCCTTCGCCAAAGGCGCGCACCTCGACGACGAACCGCGAACCAGCGCCGCCCTGCACGTCAACGGTCGCAGTAAGGAACCTGGCTTCGTCTGGGACGTGGAAGCGCTCCAGGTTTTCCAGCCTGTCTTGCACGCCACTTTCAACGTCTGCCAGCAGGTGCCTTGGCAGGTACGGCATGCCTTGGTCTGTATTGATCGTGGCTTTGAGCGTCAGGTCGGAACCGCTCAGCACGTATTCACGCAGCCCTTGTAGGTATCGCAGGATGATGCTGTCCCACTTCTGATAGGCCGCAGCCGCGCCGCCTAGCCAGTAGCTGGCGATGCTGGATCGCGGTGCATCGCCCATCACGATGCCGTCACGTCCAACGGTTTGCCCGTCAGCCAGCCAGCGCGCTGTCTCGATTCGGTTTAGGTGCGGCTTGTGGCGCTGCTCAATCAGCGAGCCGCAGTGTGGGCACACGACAATTGCGTGCTTGTCTGCCATATCGGACAGGTTGGCGGCGCGCACTGCTTCGAGCAGCTCTGTCTCTTTTGGCAGGGTGGCGAACAGCGAAAGCCCAGGAGCCGCCTCGAAGTAATCAGCACAGTCGGGGCATTGCCAGTACCAGCGGCGCCGGTCGCCCCGGTTGTAAATGCCCAGCACGCCGGTGGCCGGTGGCGCCTCGTGCGGCGTGCCTGGCTTCCAGTGGGGGTCAAGATATTCACGGCCTGGCGACGATTCGACCATGCACATTCCGCGCGACAGGAAAGTCTGCGTGCGTTTCAACCCCAAGGCATAGGCGGCGCCTTCGCCGTCTATATTGTCTGGCATCCGGTCGTAGTCGGTTAGGGCGACGTAGCGGTAATCAGAGCTGGATAGCTGAGTTGCCGACGGCCATCCAATCTTCACCCACATTCCATGCCTGAAAAGCTTGTCGTGCGTGTTGTCGTCGTGTCCGCGCTGGCTCATCAGTTCAGCCAATGCGGGGCTATGGCGAATTGCTCGATCAATACGAATTTTCGAGAACTCGCGGGCCTTCTCTTGGCTCATTTGGATGATGAGCATGTCGCCCGGATCGCTGGTGACGTTGCGCGCAAACCATGCGTCTAAAAGACCGAGAGTCTTTCCCGACCTTGCTGGACCGACAAAACAGACTGCTTCATGCTTGCGGCTGGCCAGCATGTTCATCGGCTCAATCATGTACGGTGTTTCTGTGGGCGACCACGGCCCGGAATACCCACCAGGCTGGCGAATCATCAGCGAATCGACAGCCCCCTCGGAAACGCTGATGCGGCGCGGTGGCCGGAACGCATAGGCAGCGGCGCGAATGATGGGGGCAGCAGAGGCGTGTACGGTCATTCGGCGCCCTCATTCGCATCAAGGGACGCGAAGGCAGACAGCCGACCGGCCAGCGCTTCCATGGCCGGCGCCAGAGCATCAGCCACCTGCCCAGCAAGCTCACCGGAAACACCATGCTTGCGCTCCAACAAATCGGGGATAGCCCACACGTCAGACGCCAAAGCAGCAAAAGCAGTAGCGATAACCCGTTCCACGTCTCCGGCTGGTATCAACTCACGGTCGCGCACCTGTAAGTCGCGTCGCTTCGTCTCGCCTTCGTACCAGGCCTTGCGCTCAGCCGGCGCCATGTCTTCCGGGTCAGCCTCGCCATCTCCCCGCGCGCTGCCTGCGAACTTCCACTCGGCAGCGGCCAATAGGTCGATCGCCCATGCCACCCCGCGAGAGCCTTGCTGCTGCACTGGCATACCCTTACGCACCCATGCTTCCACGGTCGGCAGGGATATCCCGAAGAACTCAGCACAGCCGGCCTTAGTCGCCGTGCGCAAAGACTGGGAAATCTGGATTGGTTTAATGCTCATGTGTTGCTCAAAAACAACAAACTAGAGGGGCTGAAAAACTGTGAATTCGCGCGTCTGCGCCCA